GCAATCAACGCTCTTGCTGGGCACGCGCCGGATCCCGGTGCTGACGTATCGCCTGCCCTGGCCGACGAAGCGCGAGCAGAGAGACTGTGGGACGACGACCGGCGCCTGTTTGTGCGCAACCTGGGGTGGCTCCTGAGCCAGACTCGGTGCGGCGTGGTGTCCTGTGAGCTGTACGAAGACCAGGGCCGCGAGTATGTGATCGCGCGGTATGACCACGGCGGCAAGCGGGAGATTGACGTCACTGCGGACAGCTATCTGGCGATTATCAAGGACGTAACCAAGCGGGTATAAGGAGTGACCAACATGACAAATAGAACAAAATGCACCTGCCAGATGGTCGTTGGCATTGCTGGCGCTGTAATGGGCGTAGCGGCCTGGGCGACCGCCGGACACATGGCGCTGCTGGGCAACTGGCTGCCGTCTAGCATCACGATGTGCGCCGCCGCCTGGATGATGTCGGTATCGGAGACGGCCTTTGACCGGATGCTGGCACGGAGGCTCAAGCGGTGAGCCGCAGACCCTGCGCCCACTGTCAGCGCCTATGGAGCGCTCAGACCCTGGTGACGATCGGCGCGGCGGAGCTGTGCCCGGTCTGCTACAAGCAGCGGAGATGGGCGCGGGTGTGGCCGTGCAGAAGCTGCACGCCGGAGACCGGCAGGACGCTGATCTGCCACGACAGATGCTATCTGTATATGGCGCACCGCAAACGCATCTGGGGGGGTAAGCCCAGCGTAGGCGACCGGCTGGCGGATGATGTCAACAATATCAGCAAGTGCCGGAGTATTCGGCAGCGTGGCACCAGTAAGGTCACACAACGATAAGAGGGGGTGTAATGAGACGGTTGAGTGTAATCACGATTGCCTTAACTGCCCGTATCCAGATGTGCCGGCAGAGTGCCTGGATGCGCCGCTGACGGTGGACGATTACAAGTGGCTTGCTGAGCTCGATCGAGAGATCATCAACCCCAAGACAGCGCAGCAACGCAAGATCGCCGCCCGGCAGAAGGCGTACCGCGAGGCGAACAAGGACAAGGTGGCCGCCCAGCAGAAAAGCATTGCGCTGGCGCGCAAAGCCCAGGGTATGACCCAGAGTGGGCTTGCAGCTATAGTCGGAGTGACTCGGGCGACTGTATCGATGTGGGAGACTGGTGCAGTCAAAGCAAACTGGGACAAGCTCTGCGCAATGCTGCCAGAGTTGGAGGCGTACAGAGCGTAAAAAGCCGCCGCCGGAGAGGCAACTCCGACGACGGCAGTAGAAAAATACCAACTGTATTGTAACACAAGGAGGAAGAAAATGAAACTCCAAACACTCACTCTGACCAATTTTCAGGGGACGAAACGGTTCAGCTTGCCTGTGTATGGCCGGAATGCCAGCGTGTATGGCGAGAACGCCACGGGTAAGACCACCATCGCAAATGCGTTTGCTTGGCTCCTGACCGGGAAATCCAGCACCGGCTCAAAAGGCTTTACGCCCAAGACCAACGACAGCAAGGGCGGGGAGCTGCACAATCTGGATCACTGCGCAGAAGCGGAGTTGACCCTGGAGGACGGGAGCAAGGTTACGCTCAAGAAGGTGTTCCATGAGGTCTACAAGAAGAAGCGGGGCCACGCCGAGTCGGAGTTCAGCGGCAACACCATCGACTACTACATCAACGGCGTCCCGACCAAGGAGAAGGACTACACTCAGTTCATCCAGGAGGCCCTGGGCGGGGAAGAACGCATGAAGATGCTGACCATGCCAGGCTACTTCCTCAGAGACTTGGATCACAAGAAGCGCCGGGAGGTTTTGACGGAGATCTTCGGGGAGGAGGATGACCAGGCGGTCATCGACAGCATGGCGGAGCTGGCTGACCTGCCGGAGTTTTTGAGGATTCCCGGCTCTGACCAGCGTTATAGCGTGGACGAGTACCGCAAGATCGCGTCGGCGCAGAAACGGGACATCAACAATAAGCTGGACAAGCTGCCGGAACGTATCGATGAGGCGGCCAACGCCATTCCGGAGGGGGCGGAGACCCTGTCGGAGGAGACGATCCAGAACGAGATCATCGAGATAGACACTCACATCGAAAAGCTGGAAAGCCGCCGAAAGGCTTTGGAGAGCGGTGATGCAGCGGCCACAGCGGAAGTGGACGCAGAGCTGATGCGGCTGTCGGTGGAGCTGACCAAAGCGGAAGGGGAACATCTCCAGGCAGAGAATGACCGGCTGGCAGATCAGTATCAGGCGGCTCGCACCCTGCTGGCACAGGCGGCAGAACGCAAAAAGGAAGCTGCTCAGACGGCCTTGGAAGCGGATAAGCTGACTGCCCAGCACGCCGCCATGGAACAGACCAGGGAAAAGCTGATCCAGTGTTGGAACCAGACCTTCGAGTTGGTTTGGGACGCGAAGGCCGAAGTCTGCCCCTGCTGTGGTCAGCGCCTTCCGGCGGAGAAGATCGCTCAGCTGCGGGGAGATTTCAACCAGCAGCGAAGTCAGATGCTGGCGGAGATCACAGAGCGCGGCAAGAAGGAGGCCAGCCAGGAGATGCTGGCGGCGCTGCAAGAGCAGATCCAGCAAGTGAGGGCGAAACAGCAAGCCTGCGCCACGGAAGCGGAACAGCTGACCGAGCAGGCGGAACAGGCCCAGAACGCCATCCAGAAGCAGCCGTTTGAAGCGACAAACATTTACCACACCCTGAATGACAAACGGGCTGCCCTCCAGGCAAAAAAGGCAGAGTTGGCAGCGAAGGGAACGCAGGACGAGGTGGAAAAGGTCTCTATCGCCATCCGGGATTGGACAGACCGGAAACGGAACCTACAGACCCAGCTGGTGCATCTGCACACAGCGCAGACCCAGCGGAAACGCATTTTGAAACTGGAACAAGAGGAACGGACGCTGGCGGCTGAGTTTGAACGGATTGAACAGGGGTTGTACCTGTGTGAGTTGTTCGTTCGGCGGAAGACGGAGCTGATGTCCGACCGGATCAACGGGCAGTTCAAGACCTTGCGGTTCCAGTTGTTCCGGGAACAGAACAACGGCGGCCTAGCGGACTGCTGCGAAGCGCTGGTTCCATCTCCTCAGGGGGCGCTGGTTCCCTATCCGGACGCAAATGACGGCGCCAAAGTAAACAGCGGCCTAGAGGTGATTGACGTGCTGTCCAAGTATTTCGGCGTTACAGCGCCAATCATTGTAGACAAAGCAGAGTCGGTGACCAACCTCCAAACGGCAGATACCCAGATCATTCGGCTGGTGGCATCAGAGGGTGATAAACAGCTGAGGGTGGTCGTTGAATCCGATGACCAGGAACCGATGGACGGACAGACAAACTTATTCGCATAGGAAAGTGAGGCAGCATCATGAATCAGAATGGATTGGCAAGGGTGGACGCGTTTAAGGGCATCCTGAACAACAACGGCTTCCGGAACCAGGTGAAAGCCTGCATGGGAGAAGCGGCAGGCGGATTTATCAGCTCCATGCTGGATCTGTATTCCGGCGACCGCTATTTGCAGGGCTGCGATCCCAACGCTGTGGCGGCGGAATGCCTCAAGGCGGCGTCCCTCGGCCTGCCCATCGTCAAGGCGCTGGGCTATGGCTACGTTGTGGCCTACAAGAATATCCCGACTTTTATTCCCGGCTGGAAAGGGCTGGTGCAGCTGGCGCAGAACTCCGGCAAGTATCTGCGGTTCAACGATGGTTGCGTTTACGAAGGGGAAACCGTAGTGAGAGACCGGCTCACCGGTCAGGTGGAGATCACCGGGACGCCGACCAGCGATAAGGCGATCGGGTACTTTGCCTACTTCAAGCTGCTCAACGGATTTGAGAAG